AAAGGAATAGAGTCCGTCTGAATTGGACTACAAACATATCCTGTAGATGAATAAGAAGACCCGTTATTGGTAGATGTTTGCAAACCTAGAGCTGAGCCGGGAGAACTTATAGCTAACACATAGTTATTGTAAGTTGAGGTAATCACAGAGGTAAAATCAACTTCTGTAACGCCGCTTACACTTTGTGTAGAAAGAACAATCCATCCCCCAGCGCCAGTAGGGCCAGTTTCCCAAGTAGGAAGAGCGCCCGCGCCTCCACTAGTGAGAACCTGTCCAGATGATCCTAGACCAGAAACGTTTTGGAATGTCCCCGTGGATGTCGTTCCAGCACAAATGACCGAGTAAGCAGTGAAACTAGTATTGTTAGTGCCACCATTTGTAACTGGGATGGTAGCTGTCCACGTCATGGGAGAACTGCCCCCCCCTGCGCTGGTTAAAAAATATCCAGAAGTTCCAGCAGTAGAAGGCAGATTGAAGTTATAGTTAGCCGCAGATGAAGGATATTCGATTTGAGATGTTCCTCCTCCTCCAGATAATACCGCAAAAATTGGAGAAGAAACAGAAATAGCGAAGTTTTTTGCCCCAGCAAATGTTTGGGAAGTTGTGCTTACGCCTCCAGGATGAGTTCCATCGGCTGGTTGCATGTTAAGAACGTTTCCAGTAAGAGTTAAACCGTCAGCATTCGGAACTGATCCAAAAGCGCCTAATGTTAGACCGCCAGCCGCTGGCACAGGTTGCCAGGTTGCGTTACCACTAACATCGGAAGTTAATACATATCCTGTCGTTGGAGATCCAAGATTAATAGTGAGACCTGCGTTATTGACGCCCGTTCCTCCATATTGACCTATAAGAGGAGTTGTCAAGGACAGCACCACCGCTCCGACGGCTGCACTCGCATTGAGAGGAGGGATTGCTACGATCGATTGTACAACATTCGATTGGAGTGCGAACTCGATCCAGTTTGCCGTTATGACTCCATTAGAGGCGGAGAAAGAGTTGAGCTGCCATAGGACGCCAGTTAAAGTATTTTGCCAAGGTTGAAAAAGAGAATAATTGATGTTATGAGGAGTAGGATCGAAGGGCTCCTGGATCGGAGCCCGAATAGTTCCAACAGCATTGGCTATAAGATAAACTGATTGGTTTATAGGACTTGTCATTGAGCAACTGGCGGTTCAGGTGGTTTATCCTTTAGAGTCGACATTACCTGGTTTACTAGGTGATGTACTGCCAATCCACCCGCTTTAAGAGCGTGATCTACCACTTGGGCCAATGCTTTTTCTGCTTCTTCTGTGAGTTCTAAAAACTTCATATTATACTTCCTGTGTCATGTAAAATTTACCCTACACGGGTTATTCGCAACTGTACCATATTAACAAAAAAACTACCACTTGATGAGTTTTTACCGTTCGCGGCAAATCTGACATTGAATGTGTTGCCTGACGCAGTTACAGCCGTCATCTCTCTCATCATACAAATAGTTCTGTCCGCGCTGTAACTGTCAAAAGTATTTCGAATGATAGTGTAGCCAACTGCTCCATTTGCTTTAACGGATACATCTATTTTCCCAGCTGCTGTGTCTAGAAGAGTGAACCACTCGATCATGTAAACGCCTACTGGAGGATTATTGGGTAAAACGTAATCTAGATAACTGCTATTAGATCCATTACTTTGTATTCCTGAGCACTGAGACACGGTGAAAGTTCCGATCGCAGCATTAGAAGTCCAACTAAATGTGCTGAGTCCCGTAGATAGAGCGACTTCCCACCAAGATCCCATCATGACGAAATTCCAAGCGGCGGCACTTGTGACAGATACGTTTTGAGATGCACTATTCTGGACAGCTGTTATATCTGTCACAGTACAATATTGGGAGTATTGAGATTCTGTGCTATCAAAGACGGTAAGTCCTACAGCTGGAGAAGAGATGGCGTTTTTCTGAGTGAAAGTCATGGAAGGAATGAGAAGACCTTGACTTGTGGAAGACATTTGCATGACAGAGCTTGAATCTGGGGTGGCTGTGCCAACACCTACCTGTCCGCTAACGACGAGACCATTAGAAACCCCTGACGAGCCAGCATAAGAACCTATTGCAACCCCTCCATTTACATCTAGAAGATTAGCGGGGGTATTTGTTCCAATACCGACCTTTGCTGCATTGGTTGGCCCTAGAATAGCTGTATATCCTGTCGTAATGCTTCCGGTGACAGATGGAGTATCTACATATAGGCCATAGTAAGTTGATACGGTTCCGGCTGTAACTGTGGTCTGAGTGTAGATTCCGTAAAGAGTTGTAACTCCTCCGGTACTTGACATATTGATAATCGGATTAACTACAAGTCCATTTACAGTCGTCACAGCTCCGCTACTAGTCGAACTAACAGTAGTTTGAGACTGAAATCCAGTTATAGTTGGATAAGTGCTTCCTGCTGGAGGCGTGTAGGTTCCAGTGAATATTCCTGTACCTCCAGAATTAGACCCAGATACGGTGTAAGTTGGATTAACGATCAATCCATTTGAGATAGTTCCAGAACTGAGAGTTGGCTTGACTACCACGTATCCATTATTGGTTAGAGCAGTCGTTCCTATAACGAGAGGCCCTGGCATCAAGATACCGCCTGTAGGGGGAGAATTAGCTTGATAGCTTCCGATCGAAATACCCGCTGTTGCTGGGAATCCAACAACAACTGCCCCTGTTGAGGGAGATGCTACAATCTGATTTGTGGTGCCACTTACGGAGCTAACCGAACCGGTGTTAACTTGCCATGTACCATTGCCGCTAGCATCTGATGTAAGAACGTAGCCATTTGTCGCGCCCGTGGTGAGAGTAATGGCAGTGCCTAAGATAGTTCCCGACACTTGAAGCTTATGGGAACCGTCATCGGTGGTTGTTCCAATGAGAGTCGAGCCGCTGATAATCAAACCGTTAGTTGGAGTCGCATTCGATGCATATCCTACACTTAAGTTATCCGCGTAGAGAGCAATGTTTGTGGTGATTGTCCCAGCTCCAGAGGGAGCGGCTATATAGGCACCATAAGAAGTAGACACAGTATTCGCACTCACGACCGTTCCAGCAACATAAAGACCGTAAGAAGTCGTCGTAGTTCCAGTTCCTACGGGAGTGCTTGTTGGGGCTACATAAAGACCATAACTAGCCGTATAGGTGTCGCCAGTAGGGGGATTGAAGGCAGAAGTTATTTGCTGGCCATAAAGAGTTCCTGACGCAACGGTATAAGTAGGGTTAACTAAAAGTCCAGTAGTTACGCTACCAGAAGAAATGGCCGGAGTAATCGCAACTTTAGCAGACGAAGCCGGTGATGAAGTTCCTACGCCCAAGTTTCCATTTACAATCATTCCGCTACTTGGAGGCGATACCGCTGTAAATCCAACAGAGGCATTGTCGGCATATAGAGCTATCTTGCGCGTTCCAAAGCCTGGATTCGTGGCGTATATGCCATAAACGTTAGTCTGTGTTCCTGCGCCTCCAGTTCCTGCGCCCACAAGAATACCATGAGTAGCAGTCAAGGTTGCGTTGGTTCCTGCCGCTGTAGGGCCATCTACCTCTAACACGGTGGCATTTGTAACGGTAGATCCTCCCACGAAAGTCATAGTGGGTTGAGAAATACGAACATGCCTTTGATTGGCTATCGTTCCTGTAGCCCATTGTTGTGAAGCTGCGGCTAAGTTGAGATAAACAATCGGAACTTCTACCGTAGTTGTCAAGGTAGTGTCGGCAACCGTGTCTAATTGAAAGTAAGGAGCCGAACCAGAAGTCGCAACAGCACTTCTAGATAGATGTAGACTCGCCGTCGGGGAACTGATTCCAAATCCAGAATAGCCGGATACTAGAACGCCGTTAGATGGTGCTGCTGTTCCAGCATAAGAGCCAAAAGCAGCTGATCCTTTGACTTCTAATATGTTAGAAGTTAATAGAGTAGCGCCGTTTCCCAAAGTGAGGGAATTAGCAGTCGAAGATGCTGGGAGATTTAGGCTATTGCCTATGTTAGCCATTTAATCCTTACACAACAGTTATGTTACCTATAACGGATTGAACGACCCATGAAGTGTTTGCAACGTTACAGACCATTTCTATAGCATCATACTGCTGAGTTGATGCTAGAGATCCTCCGGTACCGGCGGTAGTGGTGGTGATGCCGAAAAAAATCTGCTGTAGGGCATTCTGAGCTATCTTCCAACCGCCTGCCCCCATTCCTGAGACTGCCTGTACGGTTCCAACAGCCGCTGTTGTTGGAAGAGTAACGGTAACCAATCCTACATTATTGGTAAAGTATCCGTTGTTGATAGCCGCTGATTGGGATGTTCCTGTGACAACAGACCAAGTGAGTCCACCGCCAGTGGAGTTAATTGTAATGCTGTTAGAGGCGTTCACGATACTGATACCGGTACCAGCAGTTAACGTAGCTTCAGCGGGAGTTGTACCGCCAATGATTAGGCCGCCATTCGTAGTGAGCTGGATAGCAGTTAACGCCGTGGTACTTGTGGCCCCTGAAACTACTACACCATTAGTAGTAAAACTTGTACTTGCTGTTCCGCCGCCGGCGATCAGGGCTGTACTAAATGAAGGATCAGACGAACTTCCATTACTCACTAAAGGAACGCCTGCGGTAGCCGTTGGAGCAACGTTTACAATGGCGTTACTTGTTCCCCCCACTAAAGCATTGTGCTGGGTCGTTGTGGTGGTTGACCAAGTTCCGGCGCCGTCATATTTCGCTATGCCCGACCCATTGGCATTTATACTATTACCTGTTGCCATTTGTTATTCTCCTCAATTTAAAGCTGGGTTCCCAATGCTATCTACACAAAAGAACTCAAAGTTATTCGTTACACAAACGATTTCTACGTTGTCAGTGATCGTTGTTGCGGCCATGCTCCCGAAAACTCCCAGCGTCGTTGTTGCAATCCCTAAAGTGATAGCTTGGTTAGCATTTTGGGCAATTGACCATAGATTTCCATATCCTACGATCTTGTATGTGTCTCCGATCCCAGCACCCACAGGTAGATTAAACTGCACTGGACTTGCTCCTTTAGCGATATATCCATTTTCAGGCGTGAGCGTGATAGGATTCATCGCACTCGTTACCACATTCCACGTAAAGCCTTGGCCGATTGCCGTGATAACAATAGTGTCGCCACTTCCCGAAGTCGCTATTCCGGCTCCTCCCAAGACGTTCAAAATATTGGCCGCAGGGACCGCCGTCCCGCTATCGGTTACAAACTGCGTTGGTACGGTAGGTATGCCATCTATACCAAGTTGACCGGCTTGGCTCATGAGGCTCCTATTGGCTCAATTCAAATCTTTTTACTACCAAAGACAACTGCTCTATCTTTTTATCCAGAAGATTTACTTTCATCTCATTGTTGTTGGTCCGAGCGATCGCGATCTTGGAATCCATCATTACCGACTCTAGAGCGTTCGCTATCCATTTCTTGATATCTTCTCCGCCGGGACCGGCTTCAGGGAATTGGATATTGGCAATCTTTTGGTCAATCAATTCCATCAAGGCTTTTTTAAATGATTCCATCTTTGCAGTCATTTGAGACATGGATTCTGCATTGGAGGATCGATGATAATCCAAGTCCTTGTGCAGCTTATCCATTCGATCCCAATGATCGTTGGAAGATTCGGTATGCTTTGCAGAGATCACGCCTAATTCTTGAACATTCCTATCTACTTTTTCATGCATCTGAGAGAGGGAAGCAAATGAACGCATCATCAAATCGATTTGGGATTGTTGATTCTGCACTTGTACGAGAAGAGAGGTTAGTTTTTCTGGGAGAGATTCAACTCGAGCTCTTTCTAGGATGAAGGAAACGTTTTTTTTCATTTCCGCAACCTCTAAGGTCAGGCCTTCAAGATCATGAGAAAATGCGATCAACCGAGGAGACAATTGATTTACTTGAGATTTGAGGTGAGAATGTTCTTTGTCACGGTGTCCTAGTTTATCGACATGCTCTTGGGTGTTTTTGGACAAGGAATCTTTCAAGGATTTGAGATCTTGAGCCAGCCTCATAGAATCTGAGCTTAACGACTCTAAATTAGATGAAATGACATCAACTCGTTTGACACTTTCTCTGTACTCACTGATTCTGACACAAATAGGTAGGACATTTTCGATCCGATCTAGACGCTCCGCTGGATCTTCTAGCCTTGGAAACCCAAATTTTACAGAATCACTCATTTTCACCCTAAAGTGGAAGAGTTGGAGTTACTATGTTTGGAGAGATAGATTCAACATAGACCGCATTCTTAGACGGAGACGTTGAATACTTCACATAAAACTGCACACTTCCAGGAACGTTAAAAGCCTGATTGATCCCTCGGTTAGCCGCTACGTCATAGAGAACAAAAGATGCGGCTGGAACAAAAAATTGATCAGTAACACCATCAATGGAAAAGAACACGTCTCCATCCGTGTTATTGATCAACCTGAACATAGAAAGGGGAAGAACTAAAATACTCCCCACTGCCACGTAGCCAGTTGTGATTGATCCGTGAGCCAAAGATTGGAGCGCATTGATTTTAGCTTGGTTAACTGACATTATTTACTCCTTAAATAGGTCTAACGATCAAATAGGAAAATGTGCTGCTATCTGCTGTCTGAGTACTACCTGGAGTCCCTAAGATCAAACTTGTTACAGTGAAACTAGCTGCGTTAGAAATCGTATAGCTTAACTCTCCAAAAGTAGTTGAGCCGTTTGCCGCAATTCTAGACAGGATGATCATGTCTCCGGTTGCGATATTCGTATTTGCAATCATTACGGTGCCAGAAGACAAAGTTCCTGTTCCCATAAAGTCGGTAACAGCTCCGTGATGAACGCCTAGATATTTTCCAGCTCCGTTGATCAAAATATTGCCAGCAGAAGTGATGGTAGAACTATTTGCAACAGCTCCGGTAAGGGTGATTCCGCCAGATCCTGAAGCAACAGTGGTTGAAGCGGTTGTATTAGTCGATCCAAGAACGACCGTATTGGCAGCCGCATCGTTACCAATTCCAATCGTATTGCCACCGCCAACGACGGCCATATTTCCAGAACCTACGTTGATTGTTAAGGCCCCACTAGATCCTCCAATCGTTGTTGTTGCAGCACCGGACGCATTTAAGCTGAGTGTCCCTAATTGAGTCACCGCGCCTAAAGTACTAAGTCCCGTGACCGTAATTGTTGTGAAGGTTTGGCTGGCTCCGGAGGTCTGAGTCCAGGTCGCGCTTATTGTGCCATTAGAGGCGGACAATCCGACCAACTCATATCCATTTAACCCCACCTTATCGATCCATCTTTGTCCTAAGCCAAATGGACCATTTGGACCTTGGATATTAGTGGAAGAAGGGGCAACGGTAGAAATATAAGGCAGAAAATTGGCTGAACTTGCTGACCCTACGCTGAGTCCGTATAGGTTTACTGCGACAGGTGTTGTCATGAAAAAACTCCTCGACTTGATTCAAACCAAGATTATCAAGTAAATGTTTTTTTTACACACAAATTAAATAAAAGTTTCATGGTTGTCTAAAACGTTACAGTCATGTTAACATTAAGAAAAAGTAAAGGAGACAAAATGAACCCTTTTATCTTATGTATGTTAATATTTTTGATATTCTCGCCAGAAGAATGATTTGATATCAGGAAGAGATTGGTTTGATTCGGAGTTTTTAGTCGAAGCCTATAGGAAGTGCTTTGCCGAAGCACTCAAGGACGAAGAGTTCGGCATGTGGCCATTCGAAGATAGATTTAAGGTCCTGATTATCCGTGAGGTGAAGAAATGGACATGGATACAGTGGGAGCAGGAAAATCTAGTCAATGACATGTTAGAAAAAGCGGCTGAGGATAAAATTAACCGAAAGCCTTTTCTCTAGCGGCTTTTTTGATGGCAGGCGAATAGTTTTTTAAAGACTCATCGTCTCCTTTCTTGTAGGCCTGCGAAGCTCTCAAAATCTTATATTTTTTGATCGCCCCTTTCACAACCATGTTGGTCAATCCGCGGATGCTTCGTCCTCCGTATGTCTGCCTTCCGATGAAAGTCGATACCAAGGCGCTCGCTCCGAAAGGAAGATCTAGATCTTTCTTGAAAAGCTCATCAAAAACTGCTGTCCCCGCGCCTATGATGAAGTCTTTTCCTAGGCGGCTTTTCCAGATGTGAGGGAAGCTTTTTTTCATCTCTGTGAATTCTCTCATCAATCTTTCAAAGTGGCTGCCTGTAGATTTCCCCGAAGGATCTAAAGTATTGGTTTTGTTTTTGTTGATAACTTCTTCAAGCTTAGTTTTTAGGCTGTTTCCTTCTGATTGCAGTATTTTTGCATTCTTAGGATCTTCAGAAGCCATTTGAGAGGTTACATCATCAATGACTTTTGCTCTCTCTTGAGGAGTTTTCGCCTCTTCCATTTTACCCTTCCAGGATCTTTGCTCGGCAATTGCGGTTGCCTTACTTTCTCCAGGCGTCGGTTTTAATTTCTCGAAGCGATCTTGAGCCATTTTTCTCTGAGAGATTTCTCTAAGGGCCATTTTTTGGCGATGTATTTTATTTTCGGCGTCAGCACTTTGAATCATCTTTTCTAGATACTCTCTCTCTTTGTTGAGTATCATGTTTTGCTGAAGACCAGACATGTTTTTTTCTTTCAGATTGGATGCTATTTCTTTTTGAATATCCTTGATTCTATTTTTATATTGATTGGCGTAGGTATCGTGAACCATCGTATAATAGTCATTTGCTTTAGTAGTTGGAAGGATTTTTGATTTGGAAATTTTTTTCGCCTCAGAGATCATTTCTGGGGAATAGTCCATTTTGGCCAAAGTGACGGCTTCGCCTTCAGCTACCTTGTCTCCAATTTCTGCAATCTTTTGTTGCGCCGCTTTTTCCATCTGAGGAAGTCCGACCCGTCTTTCCCCTGTCTTGGCATTGTTTAACGTCTGAATTAGTTCGAATTCGGCGTTCTCTAGGTCTTTTTGAGCCCTTTGTAAAAGAGCCTGAGCAACCCTTCTCTTTTCGCCTTGAACGGCAACTACAGCATCTTCCAGGGCTCTCACGCGGGCGATCGAGTTCTCATATGATTTTTGAACAGCCGGCAATATTTTTTCAGCTTCGGAAATTCTCGTTTGCTTGCTGATCAATCCAGCTTCGGTCTTAGGAATACGTGCCGACTCCCTTGCCGCTCTTTGCGCCGCATCCGCAGCTATTTCAGATTCATATCTTGGGAAAAGTTTGATCTGCTCTCTTCTCAAATTAGGATCGTTAGCTAAAGGATATAGTCTAGTTTCGGGCTGCGATCGGGTGATCCGCATTTCGGTCGGAGATTCTGCTATTTCTGAGGAAATCCTTCCCTCTAAGGTTGGCTTCGCTGTCTCTGCTGCCGCATTTTCAGCAGCGATAGATTCTTCAGCTGCAATGCCCGGAGCAGTGGAGCTTTTATATTCGATTTGTTTTGGAATAGTAGCTGCTTTTTTACCAAACTTTTTGATCCCATGTTCAGCCGCAGAAGGAATCGCAAATCCAAGAGCGGTTTCTTGCACCGCCTGGCTTTCTTTTAATTTTCGGATTTCCTCTTCGGGAAGTCCCTCATAGAGTTTTTCAGCCAATTTTTCGGAGGGTAGATCAAAATGAGTTCCTCCCGATTTATAGGGAACCTTATTGCCTAATAGCTCTTCCAGTGTATTTTGACTTGGTTTGTGTCGAGCTAGTTGTAGAAATGGGGTAGCTAGATTTTCTACAGCGCCTAAAGCTGCTGGACCTAAAGATCTTAAGTTTTTCTTAAAATTGTCGAAACCACCGCCCCCATGATAGGGAGATCTTTCTGGATTATCGGCAGTTTTTCTTTCCTCTTCATTATTTCCATAAACAGCTTCGAAGGCTTGATCCTCCGAAAATCCCTGTTCAATCAAAGGAATCATTTCTTTTCGGAACTTATCTAAATATTCTGGATTTTCAACCAGAGATTTTCTTCCTCGGTTCTTAAGTTCCTTCGAGATGAACCCTGAGACATTGGAGAGCCTTTTGGATGTATCCACCTTGTTGCTTTCTAAAGATCGAACAAGACGATCAACAGTGCTTCCAAATCCTTGTCCAATGCCGGAGCCAAGACCGCGCGCTAGTTGAGTTGAAAAACTTGGAGCTTCTGGAAGAATTCCTCTATAAGCCATATATCACCCTAGTAATCCAGCCTTCTTACCTAACCACATTCCCCCAACGGTGCCAACGCCCTGGCCGATTCCTGGAGACATTCCGCCCAAAAGTTCCTGCCAGAACGGCTTTTTCTTGGGCATGAACATATTCTCTTGAAGATCGGTTCCTAACAGTGATTGAGATAAGCCTAAGAGCTGCTGAATCGCACTCTGTTGCAATCCCATCCGTTGTGATTGAAGCCTCTCGGATAGATCTACTGCCGCGCTATTCATAGAGTTTTGAAATCCGCTAGACCTACGGGCGCCGCTTCCCATTCCACTGAATCTAGATGCTATGTCCCCTTGGAGCTGACCAAATTGACGCATAGCGGGAGCCTCGAGTTGCGACCACATCGCCTCATCGCCTCCAGAAGCTAGATTAGAAAGCTGAGACAATCCCCCGCCGCCTAGACCTCCTTGAGCTCCTCCAAGAAGAGTTCTAAAAAGTTCCATTTGATCATTAGACTTGGTCGGCATGGAGATTTGCTTATATCCAGTTCCCTTAACGGAAGAAACTCCAGTGGGTCCGAAACCTGTGTTTGCTGACATAAATACCTCTTGAAACGATGGTAACACTATAAAGATATTTGTTGAATAACTCAAAAAAAGATTGGTTATTGTTCTGAAACGACCTATGGATTATCATATGACCTATGAAATTGAGGCCGTACCAAGAAAAAGTGATTTCCGATGCGATATCGGGGTTCAAAGAGACAAATAGGCAACTCATCGTTTTACCGACGGGCAGCGGCAAGACGGTCGTTTTTTCTCATATCGTCCAGAAATTGAATAGGAAAACTCTAATCGTGGCTCACACAAAAGAACTCATAGAACAGTCGGAAAGAACTCTTAAAACGATAGTAAAAAACGTTCCCTATAAAGTGATGTCTATTCAAAAAGCCTCGGTTCATCTCAGTAGAGGTAAGCTGAAAAACCAAGGATATGAATTTTTGATCATCGATGAATGTCATAGATCAGGCGCCCTATCCTATCAAAACTTAATCGAACGCCTTAGCCAAGAGGGGAATCTAAAAATACTCGGAACTACGGCCACTCCCTTCAGATCCGATGGACAGAGAATGAAAGACATTTTTGGCGAACCAATCTGCTCTTTTACCATGATCGACATGATCAAAGAAGGCTTTCTCTGCGATTACGAAGGATATCGAGTTCGAACGGATTGCTCGTTGAAAGGTATTAGCACGCAAAAAGGGGATTTCATCTCAGCTAGATTGGCCCCCATCATCAATGTGAAGAACAGAAACGAGTTGATCGTGAACGAATGGAAAAAGATCGCCTCAGAATGCAAAACTTTATGCTTCACCGCCAACATCGCGCACGCGGAGGATTTAGCTAAGTCATTTAGGGATAAGGGAATAACTTGTGAAGCAGTGCACGGAGAACTATCAAAAACCAGGCGTCAGTCTATCTTGAAAGATTTTAAGGAAGGGATAATCACAGTGATTACAAATTGTCAGATTCTTACCGAAGGGTTTGATGAGCCTTCTATAACCTGTTTACTAATGGCAAGACCTACTACTTCGAAAGTATTGTATATCCAGATGATAGGTAGAGGCTCCAGAACATTCCCGGGGAAAAGTCTTTGTAAAGTGATCGAATTTACAGACAATGAATATGACGTCTGTTCCATTGAGGATATCTTTGAAGCCAATGCCAAGAAATATAAAATTCGTCACGGAGAAAGGCTGTCCGATTACGGCATCCGAGTAGAAAAAGAACTTCTTAACGAAACTGATCACACGGTGATTGAAAAGATGGATGTTTTCATCCCAAAAAATATATATGAAAAACCAGCCTCAGTATGGCAGAGGCAATATCTGAGCGAAAAACAGGTTGTTTTTTCAGAACCTTTGACAGAATTTGTAGCCAATCAACTAATCATAGGAATAAGTAACTGACATGGGGAAATTTAGAAGACTCTCGATAGAGGAGAGGAAAGAAATAGAGTCATCCTTGAAAAAGGGAATCAGCGCCTCACAAATTGCTAAGAATATGGGAAGAACAAAAAACGTCGTCGTAGTAGAGATCAGAAGAGCCGGAGGAAAAGATTCCTATAATGCTGAAAAAGCTCAAATAGAATCTGACGCTAGAAACGTCAGAAAAATAACCTCAGGATCTAAGATCAATAGAGGAGATGCACACAAGGAAGATGTCCTCCGATTGTTTCATGAGGGAAAATCTTTTTGGCAGATAAGAACTAAACTAGGAATCAATCGTGAGATGCTTTTCAGAATTTATAAAGAACTCGACATCAAAAACCCCACAATCGCCCAGCTCTACGAGAGAATGGAAGCGAAGGTTAATTCCTTGGAAAAGATAGTGGTTGAACTCTTAGAAAAAGTAGGAAAAAAAGGATAATATGGCGTCTGTCAGAGAAAGGAAAGGAAAAAACGGAAAGCTCAGCTACACTGTATATATCCGAAAAAAAGGATTTGCGGCCATCACCAAAACTTTTTCTACTAAAGAAAAAGCCGAATTGTTCGCATCTCAAACGGAATCTTCTTTCGAAAATTCCAATTTAGGTGGTTTCATTATTCCAAAGTTGCCTCTTAAACTATGGATTGAAAGGGCAATCATAGAAATATTGCCGACCAGCAACTATCCGAACCATCAAAGATCCTATATGAATTTTTGGAAGGAAAATTTGGGAGATAAAATCGCATCTGAGATTACGAATTCTGAAATCGAATTTGTGGCGGATTCTTTATATCAAAGAACCACAAAATACGGTACTCCCATGACAACGGAGAGTCGAAGGAAATATCTCATGGCTTTATCCTCTTTGTATGGAACCGCTATTAAAAAATGGAAATGGGCCACATACAATCCTGTCACAGCGTGTGATATGCATCACCAAGCCAATAATAGGGGGAAAAACTTAGTCATAGATGATGAGTCTTTCAAATCTTTTAGGGAAAAGTTAAATACTAAGATTCAAGAATCGATGAAAAAACTTGCATTTACCCAAAGAAGTTTGGCTAGAGAGACGGGCATGGCTCTTCAGACAGTGCAATACACGCTGGATAAAACCAAGAATCCCACACTCAAAAACTTGATTAAAGTCATGGAAAAATTGAATATCAAATTAGAGGTGTATGAAAAATAAAGAAATCGAAACGGAAAAACAATTAATTAAGGCCTTCAGAGAGCTTTGGTGGCATCCTTTATGCAATATGGACGTATTATCCAAAGCCTTGAATGTCCATCAAGAGACATGTGCTCATTTCATATCTAGCGTCATATGTGGCCCAAGAAGAGTTAGATCACCTAGGAAGGAAAAAATATGAAAGTTGAAATGGGGCCATATCCTAAAAAAGGACGCAGAAAAATAAAGGTAAGAATTCATAAATATGATCTATGGTCGCTAGATGATACTTTTGCTCATATTATCCTTCCCGCAATGAAAAAATATAAAAAAAAGATACGCGGAGTTCCTTCCTGCATGTTCGAGAACGCAGACGATGAACGATGGGAAGAGGCGGAAAAAAAATGGGAAGATATTCTCGACTGCATTATATGGTCCATGGAAGAAACGATAAACGAAAAAAATGATCCAGGGGGCCTTGAGAAAATGAAGCGAACAGTCGTGAAGGATAAAGATGGGTCTAAAAGCGTTCAATTTTCTTGGGAAAATGAGGCTGATAGAGAAGAATATCGTAAAAATCGAAAGGAATACGATGAAAGACTTCAAAAAGGATACGATTTATTCGGAAAACACTTCAGCCATTTTTGGAATTAAACTTGACTGAGCCACTCTAGAACTACAAACCCACTTGAAATCGTGGGAGGAGATCCACCCCCAGCTGTGATCACGATATTGGTCGGGCTTACGTAAACATTCACTTGATTATTAGCGGCATTCACATCGACATAGGGAAGAGGATAGAAATTCGTCCCATCGGTGAAGGTGCCGTATATAGCAACGAATCCACCTATTTGGGCAGTATTGATGCCATGCGCGATGCTGCCAGCGGAAGTAAATAAAAAAACCTGCCTGACCGTTTGTTGTCTCAAAGAATTAGAGGTGGGCGACATTTTACCGATAAACCAACTGTTTCCAGTAACTGAGGGAACGGTTGCAAACACCCCGATAGTTCTTTCATTCACAGCGTTGGCAATATCGATGTATGATTTGGACATCTCTACGCTGAGCATTTGTGATTCTTCAGGAAAAGTCCTGGACGTTTTTAGGTAGCTTCCTGAGTTATTTAGAGTGTATGTCAACTTAGCATCGGTCCTTTTGCCACATCTAATTGGATTGCATGAAGACCGATCTCAGCCGTAGCATAGGTAAGATTTCTCATTTGAGCATCACTTAAGGTAATGCCGACTTGTACGCTGTCCCCTATCAAAGACGTATTGACCCTGTGCCAAATTTGATACTGATTTTGGGCAATAGGCATCTGAAGGTTTGTATTAGAGGGCGTTAGTCCTATATTGGAGCTCTCAGGACATGTGTAAAGAGTAGTGGAGTAGACCAGTGAATTATTAGTGGATTCATCGTTAGGGACGATAGGACCCATATTCCAAGCATCGTCTGGATCTTGGCTTAAGTAAATATTGAGAGTCACTTGCGCGTTGTCTGTATAGTCCAGAAGATATTTTTGTGTTCCAAGCCGAATCTTTCTTCCTTCATTCCAAAATAAAGGAAATTGCTTTGTCTGAATCAAGGGCTGACTCAGCCTAGTGAAAGTTCCAAGTCCGATATAAGTTCCCGATACAAACACGATGTCTACGATAAAATTATTGGCATCGACGATTTGACTGACCTTCCCTATGACGCCATTGATGAACGTGGTTCCCAAAGCTCCTTGGAAATAGAGATAATCATTCTGGGCGACACAATGATCAGTTGAAGTAATTTGAACAAACCCCGAAGTGTTGGCGACGGCTGAAATATATCCTGTGGGAGCTTCCCCAGTTCCTTGACCTTTCACGACAACAAATCCTTGAGGGTTGCCAGCTACTGTGCTTGGGAAGAGAGGATTGAGCGTAGAAGAGCTCCACGATTCGTTCCATGTATTCCATGTGGCAAAAGGAATGGTTGCCCAAGTATAGGCAGAAACTTTCCTGTAGGTTCCATGTGCGGTAAAGTTCTCATAGAAAATCGCCCAGCTTTGCTCTCGATAATTGTACTGAAGAGTCTGCGTTGGATAGGACCATTGACTATTATTGGGAACAAATGTGAAATGCACCCATTCATGATAAAAGTCTCGGACAGAGCTAATCCTTTGTGCTGCAAAGACGGAAGCTGGGCCTTTCAACTGGAACACTTCGTTGGGAATAGAAAGATCGATCCTCTGTGAGGAAATTTGCGATGTTAACGTCAATCCATTCAAACCAAATGCCAGAGCACCTCTATCTAAGGTGATCGCGGAGAAAGTGGAGGCCGATCCAAGTTCGGAGTTGATGATGTAGAAAAGGAACGGGATTAAATCATTACCTGTGTACACAAAGCGAGTCTGTTTTTGTGTAAATCCTACAATCAAAACGTCTTCATTTGTGCTGACAGTCACGATGGATTGATCGACTCCCGCCGAAAGCCAGCCACCAAATCCAATCTGATCGATGTAATAGGCGCCCGCACTGGCAGTCTGTCCCGAAGGGACGGGTGCTGCATAGTAAGGAGTTCCATTCCAGCTCCATAAGGCCACATCATTCAATTGGATTGCGGATGCCCCACTAGACGTCTGTATCCATGGAGAAAAGAAAATCAGTCTGTCTTTGAATGGAACAACTGCTAATGCCCCGACGAGATAATATTTTTGAGCTGGTTCATCATCGATAGTGGTAGTCGTCGCAGTCAAAGGAGGTGCAAAATTGACCCATCCAAAGCCCGTAGGACTATTCGGAGGAATGCCGTTACTTGTTGGGTCTCCATCATACCACTTGATTCCATCTTGCCCTGGGATCGTGTTGGTCATAAGCTGAGCAATGCCCGTTCCGGCGACTGTTTGATTGCCTGAGAAAGTTACCACATAGTTACCAGAAGCCGCTCCAGACACATCGCTAACGCTTCCGACAAGACCATTGATGGTAGATCCCCCACTGGACCATTCATTGAACCACAATTGGTCCCCCACAACCAAAGTTGCGAAATTGACCGTTAGAGACTTAAAGTTGAACGTAACGGCTGATGTTCCTGATCCAGAACCATAGGTGCCATTAACAAAGTTAAAACCTGGATTGTTGTTGGTCGCCCACAAAGCACCCTGATAATTCGAAGTCCAAAACTGTTGATAGTTTTGACCGCTCCACTTGAAAGGAACCCCGGTTGTCTTATAGAAATTGACATTGTAGAACGTGTTGGAAGAAGACGATATCTCATAACTGTACTGCGTATCGAAGGATAAAAGCAGAGGATATTGACTCGAAGTTGCCACGAGATTTCGGAGTCCCATTACCGGGAGACATGGATAGTACGAATAGGTCCCAGTCAGAGTGCTACTGCCTCCGCCTGAGATCGTGATGGCACCGGTGGAATAATGAATCGTTCCGCTTCCCGAGGGAGTTCCTACTAAGGTTCCGTCGGGAGTTGCAGGCTCTGTATAAGTGTTAGATCCAACAGTGAAAGACACAGAGCCTGGGCCGATTGGAAATTGAAGCGTTGCTGTTCCTCCGCTTAAAGTAACAGCAGTCGTTTGCCAAGGTTTAGTGACGCTGCTTACGATATCTACCTGGACTTGCAACCTTCCCAAGGCGATGGTTCCTCTTTTCCTTTTGACTCTACCGCGCCATGCGTAAGCGTTAAATAGAGTGGAAAAAGCATCGTTATCGATATTGAAAGGTAGAAGGAATTGTTCAAGACCTTTAGTGACAGGGGCGCCAATGAAGATCTTTTGGGTCATTTAGTTACCTATGGCCATTACACACACGTTTTGAGATCCCCCAGCGGCAGATTCCAAATAGATAGGAATTGCACTATTTGTTCCGGTACCAAATCCGGCCTTAAATGCCCCTACTGCCCTACAGGTGACGGTCACAACAAATACATTATTAGGGAAAGTAACTGGAAATGTGAAGGTAGCGCTGCCGCCTGCTGGAACAGTGACATTGCCCCATTGAAGGAGGATTCCCCCCATCAAAACGGTACAACCATTTGAAGCTGCATTGTAGAACGTAGAATTTTGGCTATTTAGAAAAAATAGCTGGGGATGGCTGCTTGTATCGTTCTTCGTGTAAAGTACTGCTTCAGGATCTGTTGGGACCGATTGACTAGTGACTCCAGAAAAAGTCACTTGATTATGAGTGCCCGCGTTGGCAGCACCATAGCCCAAATGATCCACTGCCGCCCATCCAATGATGCTATTGAAGTTCGTTTGAATCTGTGCTTGTGATTGTGAAGGAATGTCCGTAGCGTTAGGGATTCCTAGTACTGGAAATGTCATCTATGTGCCTCCTTGGGCTGGATTCAATGGGCTTGGGCCCATAAGATCAGAGAATATTGTTCCTGTTCGATTCCCGGTAACTTGACGCTGGGATCTTTTCCAAACGAGAATTTCTTGTTCCTTGAATAAAGGCTCATAAAACTGAAATTGTTCCATGTCACCCGTATCGCTTAAAATCTTGCGAGCAGCACCTCTGGCAATATATTCACACATATACCCAAATTGGACCGCCTGAGAGGTAGATAAAAACGCAGCGGGAGTAAGGTAAGCATCCATCTCGATTAGATAAGGAACATTTGGAGGGGGCCTAATCGTTATCGTGTTGTTATAGTATAAAATTGCTCTCGGAATTCCAGGCTCATAGAAATAACATTGCGCCTGGATCGGTGTCCCAGCAGGTGGAGCGCTCGGGAAAGTGATATTCACCTGGCCAGTGATATAGTTGACTGTATTTTGAGTCGTGCTATAGGTTCCAAGAGAGCTGTAACCATTTGGATATGGGCTCGTGCTTCCTGAAGAAGAGTAATTGATCAAAAGACCATGCAATTGTCCTGAAGTATCGCCACTTAAGAAAGTTCCGCTATCTGTGATTGTGGAGATCCCCCCACTCTGCGTCTGATACACGATGAAAACGCCGGGATAGATACTGGATGTCGGGATATTAGTATTGATGGTTGTGGAGAAGATAGGATCGATCACATTCCCTGAAGAGACAATCCCCGTCATGTCCACGTGACCTGGGATGGCGGGGAAGAAGGGAAGGGTAAATGAAAAAGTGGTGGTAGTTCCATCTCCTATCGCCACTTCATTGAGAGCTTGGATGTAGTTGGGCCAAATGTTCCAAAAGGAGCCTCTTTGAGTGTAGAGAGGTATCCTTATTCCATTGACATAACAATCATCCGTGAAACCCTGATAGACAGGATAGGTCGATATAGCCTGCGATCCAGGCTGCGTTTGAGTAGAATAAAGAGGCATGTTGTAATCACACACCTGAGGAATAGTCTCGAACTGATACTTGGTCTTGAGATCAAAAAGCTGGATGCGAGCGTCTACGTCCATGATCCAGAATCGATTGATGTAATCGATGATTAGATCATCGGTCAAGCTGGCATTCGATGGGGTCTTTACTATTCGACGGACGTAGGTGATGATGTCACTAACGAGATCCAAATGAGCCTCATATTTTGAGGCCCATAATACACGAATAAATATTTTACTGTACTAGAATCCCACTGAAGCAAAACTATTTCCAGCCTCTCTACAATCAAGACGATGCTTCACCTGATCCACAACCATTGTCCCAACATAAGTTCCAGCATGATCAGCCCCGCTCATTTGCGTGTCCTCCATGCGTAGGCGATGATACTTGCAATCGGAGATTTGTTTGGCTAAGAGTCTTGGAATATAAACAGGCTTATTTACTGGAATCTTCCAAAAGTGCGCTGGGTCTCCGGCAAACTTTTTAGTCCAACATTCGACATCTTCCCCGATGATCTCGTTGTTTTCAACGATGCACTTAATATATTCCCATGCTCTAGTGTGATCGGCTCTATATTTTTCGTTAAATTGCTCTCTTGAGGAGATTGAACGCACAGGTTTAATGTAGGGCGCATCCATTCTTTTGACTTCACCCGAAGAGAGTTTAGTTTGAGGCTCTCTTTCCTTATCTGGCGCGGTGTTCATCCGATCTAAAGTCATCTCTTTGACCTGAGCATCGAATGCCTCGAATTGTTTTTCTGCTCTATCGAGCTCTTTTTGAGACTCGCTGTTAACTTTTGGTTTGTTCATTGTTAAAATCCTTTTCCTGCTTTACGCAGGAGAAATGTTAATAAATGCCCCAGGAATAGTAGTTCCGTTGGAAATCCTTCCAGATGCATTGATGATCCCAGAATTCACATCCCCAACCGGTATGAGCTGCGGTTTTGTCGGCCCATATGAAGGAGATGAAATAAAGGAATCGTAATTATTTAGTGTGTTGATGTTGACTGTTACCTGATTCAATCCGGGAAGAGCTATGACGTAGCCAGTTTTTTGGTCGAGTTGCCTCATTCCATAAGCGCTTGGCATCACAAATCTAACTAATTGACCAATCACATAGTTATTGCTAACTCCAAAGGGAGATGTTGCCGTTGTTACCGTTGTCGCAACTCCGGGAGTGATTGCCGTGATTACAAACTCCGATGGTTTATAGTACTGCGGCTGGATTGGAGGATTAGACTCGGGCGCTTGAGGCCCTTGTAAAACGGGAAAACTCATTTTTACCTCTTGTAAAGCTGCTTTACATCAAAAAAGGGGGTTGCCCCCCTTTCATTATGAAGAGATGTCATAAAGGAATGCTTCCCAGATATATAAGCTCGAAGCAGTGAGGAGCGTTGCAGAAGATTGCACCGCGCCGGCACCGTTTTGAACCACGAAACCTTGAGAAGTATTGTTCACGAAAGCCCCACTAATAGCAGGTCCATTAATCGTTGACGCACCTCCAGAGGAAGTTGGGAACGATGGAGAAGGATATAGAGCGCCGCCGCTATATGCGACACCGCCTGTATTCACATCCCCTACAGAAAGAACTTGTGGGAAGCTAAGACCAGGAACACTAGCAACCGCTGGGTTGTTAGCGTACGCTGTAAAGCTAGACGAGTTAATGCTGCAAACGAAAACCGTGTTACTTGTGAGTGACGTTACATAGCCATAGACTGGGGAGCCGGGAAGCGCCGCATTAGGAAGCGAATTCAACTGGGTAATGCCCCAAGCTGAAGGAATTCTAAATGCAACTTCTTGTCCAACAACCAAGTTATGGTTTGTAGTTGTAGTCACAGTGGTTGTTGTACCAGTCGACACGGCACTAATGAAGCTCACTCCTGGGCAATATAGGAAGGGATATAAAACCTTCTTCACATATGCTCCGGTTGGAGATCCTGATAGAGCAGTGTAGTTAGACTGGTTACCATTCCAAACAACAGTAAAGTGGCTTGAATCTGTCACAGCGCTAATTTGGAAAGGCATTCCGCAAATCTGAGGCATACCAGTCGTTGCGGACTGATATAGTCCTTCGAATACAACTACATCACCCACGCTATATCCGTGAGCAGTTACGTTGAATACGATAGGACTTGCCTTCGTTGCACCGATAATCTGCTTTTGTGGACCATATTGAAGCGATAGGCCAGCACCGAATGTGCTGATACCACTTGTTGTATAGTCAACGGCAGGAATCCAGGCAGCGGAAGCCGACTCGAGATATTCGAATACTGTGTTGCTTTGTCCCATAGCAGTATCCCAGGTCGCCTTGCTAATAGCATATTGAGCGGGAGCACTATAGGTAGTGTAGTTAACGAGTTCCACCCTTTGAGGTTGGAAAGGAAGATTAACCACTTGAGTTACAGGAGAAGCAGCAGTTGTAAAGCTACCTCTTGCCATTCTTGAATATTCAGCCATGATACACCTCTTTAGTTGCCGCTGCGTGTGCAGAGTAGGTTTCTAATCGCTGTATCTTGGGTGATCGCTTGCGCTTGGGCGAACTTAACCGCCAAAGTCGCATTTTGTGCGAGCATTCCAGAATAGTAAGGATCTCGGTAAATCAAGTTCATTGAATACCCATCCTGGTTGATGTGCGTAATCGCCTGCTTCCCAACAACCGTGTTGTAATACACGTCTCTTGAGTTAGCAGATGCTGCACGAGCAACAGGCGCTTCAGAGCTGACTAGAATCCTTGTGTTAAACACAGAACCATATTCGCTCGGAAGTGCAGAGGCATTAGTCGGATATTCCCATTGGGATTTAAATCCGCTGCCAGTCAATGCATCAAAATCTGGTTGTAGCTCAGTTGAGGACAGCATGAAATATGCTGCGCGCACTGGGCCGGTACCAAATCGATCCATCCCCTCGATACCGCTCATAAATTTATAAGCGTTGTTTGTATCAAGAGTTGAGGCTACTAGGCTAAAATCAGACACACCAAGGTTAGTTGGGTTGTCTTGATTCGCTCCGCCAGCCGCATTAATCTGCGATGCCGCAGAAATAATGTAGTCACGAAGAATCAAATCTTCAGCCTGTCTCATAGCGACAGCCAATCTTTCAGAAACCCAAGCGAGAACGCCCTCTTGGTCCTGTAGGATCACCTGCTCGTTAATGATGCACCCGGTTCCGAAAAAAGCCATTTGAGCATCAATAATATCGCGCTGAGGCACCTGAGCGGGAGGATCGATCCCACTATTTCCCAACTGGATAGTTGGGGCGGTTAGTGCGCGCGGTCGCATGAAACGGCAGGTTGTGCCCCCGTTAGCAGGCATGGACACCTTGTCGCACACTAAGATATAGTTCATTGTTGGCGTTGGTACATACAACATCGCAGGCGCAAGCGACTGCAAAATCATAGGCAAATCTGTTACTTTCGTGACCAACTATTAGGAAATCCCTTACAGTTGGCGGGGACTTTCTCTACTTATCCCTCACTGTGTTTCCACAATGTTCAGAGCACCGCATCTTTCCAATTTTTCCTTCTTTATCCACAACATAGTTAAAGGACGGCATTCCCATTCCTTGGCTAGAAGTCTTTAAATCAGGAGCATTTTTTATCGGAAAGTCTTCTCGCTTGCTACGTTCAGGCTGTTGTGAATCCCAAGGGCTTTTCCCTTGAGTTCGATTTTTATGTGCTTTTCGTATGCTTTCGGAAACTTTTCCTTCGAATTTATGACCCAAATAGTCTCTCACCGAAAGATGAGGATGATCATCTAGGAATAGATCACAAAACTGACAGAAGAAAAACGCCTTTGCTTCCGCCACCCGGCACCTACTTTCATCACATTCGTCGCTACATTTCGCACATCTAATTTTCACAACTTGCCCCTTGTTGCCTTCGTCTTTCACGGTCAGGTGTTCAAGTCTATCAGAGAAGATTTTTATTGGGCCACTATGTTAACCCAAATTGCCGGTTGTAGTAATAGACATAATTTTAACCCTATGGTTGAAATTAGTCCCTTCTTAAAGAGATGCCAGGGAGCGACCCCAATACGCTATTCGACACCACCTTCAAGACGGTGGGTTTTTCCCATTGCGAGAGGGCATTACGCCATCAGTTTGCGCGCGCACGCAGACAGATGCTTCGAATTATACTAATTTATACCTAATTATACCCATTTATACCTAAGTATAGCTAGAAGCTAGCATAACCCATTTTGCCGTAGCGAGCGGCTGTACGCTAACTTCAAATTATCAACTTAATTATTTAATATCAACTGTCTAGATAAAGCATCCGATGACATAGGTTCACCCGAGCCTCATCTTGGACTTGAGGGCCTGCATTTTTTCGTAGGCGTTTTTCTTGCCAGCGTCTGAGTAGTCCCCAGCAGAATCATAAGGAGGAGTTGCTCCTCCAGACGGTTGGTAATAAGGGCTTCTGCGGTTTTTTTCGATGGTCTCTTGGATGGACTTCTTGGGCTCTTCCTTCTTATCCAATCCGATCGCCTTGATCGCATGATAGACTAGTTTTTGACGAGCAAAACCATCCGGCATCTCTAAGATCGTCTCAGCGAGTTCCGGGTCTTTCGCCACCAATTTTTGCATCATCTCTTGAGTCATCACCTGATCGAAGTCTTGTTTTTGCTTCAGGTAGTTAGAACGTCTTTCTTGTTCCATAAGAACGCGAGCTTTTTCCTCAGCCTTCTTATCGATTCTCTGATCCATGCTGGCTTCAAATTTCTTTAGCTTTCTATCCAAAGACTTATGATCAACGTAAGGCTCATCAGAAAGAATATCATCATCTGCATCGGGGTTATGTCGTGCATTTTCCCTCTCTTTTTCAGCTCTTGTGGCCCGCTCTTCAGCTTCTTGTCTGGCTTTTCTTTCGTGTTCAACTTGCTTGCGGAGCTGGATGATGTTGACTTCTTTCAAGTTAGCGTTGGCGTCTACAGTTTGGTTTTCTGGGGGATTTGTGGGAGTCGTCATGTAATCCTTTTTTTGTGTACGCGTGTTAGCGCACTGTGATATAGATACTTATATTCAAAATTTCAATTGGTGACAAATGAAAATTCATACATTCGATGCCCACGATCGTCTTCTTCATTTAAAAAAAGACCAGTCCCTCAACATCTTCCAAGGAGCTGAAGATTGCTTAAAGAAGAATAAAGACTCTCTTTCGATGCAAGAGCATTTTCCCTACATTTATCTTTTCGCACACCCTAGAACAGCGGACGACGGCGTTACGAAAAGGATGATTTGGCAGCCTCGGCTTACGAAACCCAACGCCCAGACGAATAGCTACCTTTTCCGCGCCCTATCTAAAAGCGATATAATTGAGGTGGTGTGGTTAATCCCCCCAAGAGAAATGTGGGGACAATACAAAAGAGGGAAAATGTTTGAGTCTGAGGACATATTGGCCTCAATTTATAACTTCGAGCACAATAGACAAGAACTGGAAAAACCGCATCCAGATGATTATAGCGAGGATCGCATCAAAAAGATCCTGGAAGGTATCTTAACCACAGATAAATTTCGTATGGTCTAAGCCAACGATTCAGGTGCTATCTTCAACGACTTTTGAGGAACCGGATTCATGCCAACAGACCCACCACGCATCTTGCCAACTGGTTGTTTGAACCCAGTGCCGTAGTAGTCTCCGGCAGCCATATATTGGCCGGTAGTCGCCTGCTCTTTAGTCGGAGCGGAGAAATTCTTGTCTGCTTTACGCGTCTTAGGGGCGATTGGATTATTGAAAACACCGTGTTTTGCCATAGATCTCCTTAAATAACGTTTTTGGATCGGGTCATCCTTATGGATCAAAACGTAAAACACCCATTTGACACGGCCGGGAACCCCCAGCCACTTGCCCGCTCAACTTTAAAAAGGGAGAAAGGGTGTAAACGAGTCCTTTCTCCCAAAACCGCATGGAGAGCAAGTTTAGTTTAATCGATGGGGATTGGACTTGCACCAATTAACTACCGATATCCCGGCTAGCTCGAATCTTCGCGTTGCCCATCAAACTTTAATAGCGATAACCAGGCTTCATTTTATGCGATTTTGCCTTGGAATCTGCACTATTTTGGTCTCTGTGAATCATTTCACTAGTGTCTGGATATTCTGATCCGACATGTGCGGCACCTTCAGCACTGTGAAAATGTTTCACTTTATTCCCTTCTGGAAGAGGAGATACTTTCCCGCCAGATCCAGCGAATGATGCATGATCGTCAATACGTCTACCACTCATATTTACCTCGAGTTTGAGCTTTGGCCTCATTATACCTTTAAAGAAATGTTTTGCAATATACAAATGATACCCAAAATGCTATGCTTTACAGAGTGTAAAGGAAAATAGGAAAAATATGCTCTGGATTGGAATGATCGCTCTATATTGCGTGTTTGGAATAGTCGGCTATGCAATTGTCAGATCGGGAAGGGAGGAATGATGGATAAAATACAATGCAAAGTATGTGGGCAACAAACAAATGGTTCACAACGACCATCCGCTATTTGTGAATGTAAAAAGGAACAACGTTATGTTGTAGGCTACTTCCCGCCTCCGTGGAATCCAAATGAACACCCTGAGAAAACCGAAGGGTGGATTGCGTTCCAAGAAGAGCAAAGAAAAGATCCCGGATATTATGGGTCGGGGACTCTAAAAGCATGATAAGTGAAGTTATCATAACAAGTGGGTAATCATGCATGTGGGAATAGCTGCTTTATTAACAATAATCCTTTCGGTGGCAACTATAGCAAGTTACGTTATGATATGTTCAGAATATTCTGACGTATACGCTCCATTATGGTTTGAAATAATGCAATTATGGCTTGGCGTGGCTGTATTCATTGGATCTTTCGTATTCTGGGCATTCATCATCGGTTCGATATTTACCATCACAAAGGATTGAGGAATCATGAAAGAATATATCGATCTTAGGCCAAATCTAAACCCGTTAGATGAATTTAGGGGAATCGATCCTCCAGCCGATCTACCGCCTGTGACATATATAAATGTTCACGGCAGAAAAGAGCACGAAGCTATCCTTAAAGACGCCAAAAAATGCGAGGAACTTGGAGTGGATCAATTCTATGAGACGATGGTTTATCTGAAAAGATGGGGTGGATGGCTAAAGGATGGGGAATCATGAGTAAAGACGGACTCGTTTTCGTAGGCAAGATTGTAGATTTGCAACCTATTCCTAACGCCGACTTCATTGTATCAGCAACTGTGGTGTGCGGGGAAGGCGGCAAATGGAAAGGCGTGGTTAAAAAACAAGATTTCGATATCGACGATCTATGCGTCGTATTTCTCCCAGATGCAAAGATCCCCGAAAGAGAAGATATGCTTTTCATGAAATCTAGCGACTGGCGTGTGAAGATGAGGAGATTTAAGGGAGCTCCCAGCGAAGTAGTAATAATGCCATATCATCTAGAATTTCCAGTTGGGACAGACTGCACGGCCAATTTTGGAGTTATCAAATACCACAAACCGGTTCCCCCCAACCTAGCCGGAATAATGAAAGGAAACTTTCCCAGCTTCATACCCAAGACGGACGAACCGAATTACCAAAGACATGAAGAATTGGTCGATGCCCTCGTTGGAGAGCCTTTCTATATAACAGAAAAAATGGACGGATCTTCTACGACTGCCTTCAGATATAAGGGACAATTCGGAGTTTGCTCTAGAAATATGGAGCTAGAAAGAGACGAAAATAATGGATACTGGAAGATAGCTGTTAAATATAAACTCGAAGAAAATCTACCAGAAGGCATAGCCCTTCAATGGGAAACATGTGGACCTAAGATCCAGGGCAACCCTATGGGGCTGCAAGAAATCGATGGATTTGCTTTCTCAGCATACAAAATTGACGAACATCGATATTTGGAAGTACGGGAGTTCTGGAAGCTACTCGAACAATTACAATTTCCTCGCTGCCACGTAGTGGAGATAGGGCCGTATTTTGAAAAGGGAGGAATAGAGTTATTTGGGGAAGGTTTATACGCCAACGGAAACCAGAGAGAAGGAGTCGTTGTCCGATCTCAATATAATCAAGGGCATGCGCCCATAAGTTTTAAAGTTATAAACTTAAGTTTCGAAAAGTGAGGAATCATGGCGTGTGAAAATGACAAATGCGAAAAATATGGACTGCATCACGATTTTCAAAACGGTGTGGAAATTAGAAAATGCCAGGCGTGTGAACGAGAGGAACAAGTCCAAAAAGGAGGAATCATGAGCGAGTGGATATCAGTAGAAGATCGATTACCAGATCTTACAAAGAACCAAGATAATGGCAAGATAGAGCGTCCGTCAGAATGCGTTCTAGTTCGTCTGAAAGAAGATAATGAGATGTATGTAGCTTATTATAACATTTTCAAAAACTGGAATGTAAGTCAAAATGGGTGCGGGTGTTGCTCTGAGTACATACATCCCACCCATTGGATGCCCTTACCTAAGCCCCCGGAGGAGATAAAATGACTCATTGGATTAGCGTTAAAGATAGGCTGCCTTTAGAAGAAGGCACTTACCTAGTGGTGACAAAGCGGGACGAAAATCCACTTAACATCACCATCGAAATCGCTGATTGCATAGAACGATGGCAAACTATCTGGGATAGTTTGGATAGAGTGCTTCAATACTTGGATAAAACCCCCTCCTTCTCCGATGAAGTGACACATTGGATGCCCTTACCTGAGCTTCCTACCAAATCGGTAGATATTGGTAGTCAATTGGTAGATGATGCCGAAACAATCAACATACCATGAAAAGATGAGGGAGACCTATGGTAGAAATTAATTATTTATATATTGTAGCTATTTTAATATCACTAATCGGATTGGTATCAATTAATATGATGCGTTTATATGATAAAGAACACTGGATTTTATGGCTTTGGATTCCTCGTATTTCCTTAGCCATCAATGTGGGGCTTTGGACAGCACTTTTATTCCCACTTTGGAAAAACTGAAAAAATACCAAAACGACCAACACATCATGAAAACATGCTTAATTTTTGACCAAAAGGCAACATATGCATAAAACAGGCGAAGCCTTTCTATTCACCAATGGAATGGCTGCTTATTTAGACGCCGATCATAAGCCAATTTCCGAATTGCAGCCGGAAGGATGGAAGGGGCTACACAAATTCGTGAAACTCTATCCTGAGGCTAAGGTAAATCTGCAAGGAAGCAGCTGCGGTTTGTCTAAAGAAAACGTAGCTATTCTGCTAAAAAACGTAAAGGAGACGAAAGAATGATAATTGCCGCCATAATTACAGGACACGTGATTGCCTTCTGCACCGGGTTTCTGGTCCATGCGTACATTGCGAGAAAGCAAATAGAAGAGATTTTTAATCAAGTGGACACATGTATAAAAGCATCCGAGGATATTCTCCAATTCCATGATAAGAGGGTGGAAGACGCCCTCGAAAAACTAAAAAAAGATTGCTAATTGCGTTATTTCGGTCATTTAAGTAAATTAGCTCCAATTTATGTTGAGAGCAATCATTAATAAAGTACTATCACCTCTCGGAATGACAGAGGACGAAGAAAGAATCGCAAGAGAATCTTTCATAGGGGGAAGCGCTCAAGCAGCCGGGGCGGTGACAGCGATCACTACCCTTTCTGTCGCTAGAGTTGCAATAACAGCCTTGCATTGCATGGCTACAACATCCCCACTAGCCACAGCGGCTATTGGCGGCATGGGATACGTTATCTATAGATACACAAGGAGCTCAGCTCCAGAGGGAAACAATGATCAACGCAATGATTAAAGGATTCATCATGGGAATCTCGGGGCAAACCGCGCAGCAGATTACGGGAAACCGAGACTGTAGAGATACAGGACAGGGACAGGCTAAGACGGATGTAGTGGCAAGATCGTCTCTTACGCAAGTGAGGGCCGCAGCAAACCCTCCCACGTCTAGTTATTGGGACCTTCTCTTGCCCGACCCAACGCCATGGCCATTACATCCGAAGCCGGCTACACCGCCGCCGCCCTACCCGGACAATATATCATGATCTCAATGGAGTAAAAAGAATGTACACAGACAAACACAGAGAACTAGCTATGATGGCATGCAAATGCTGGCTTTCTTTGTGGTTCGTGTTTACAATGGTGAAAATATTCAAGGAATCTACGTGAGAGCTCCATGAATCTGGACCCTTTAGATATCTTAGATCTTTCGTTTCCTCGCCCAGTAGAGATGCACTCCCTGCTGGGCACCTTTGCCGTTAACTTTGTACTACGTTTCGGATGGGAAATAGTGCAATCGACCATCATAAGGACAGAGAGCATTTATGCAAGAATTTTCAGATGAAAAAGAAGCCACCGTCCGGTCTGCTTGTGATCAGGTCATATCACTGTTTGTAATGAACAACTTGAAACCCTTTGATGGGATGACCGTTTTAATCAATCTTATAGGAAAAATACTATCGGATTGCAGAAACAGAGAATTGGTTAAAAGGAGTATTTTCGAAAGCATCGATCGTCTAATTATCGAATATGACGCAATGAAAGAAAAAGAAAATCCAGACGAGCCTTAGTCTAATTGATTAAAACACTGTTCGGGAAAATACGTATAAGAGGCAGACGAGCAGAAAAGATGGGTTTGATTCCCGTCAGGCTCATCACATTGACAACATAGCACATAAAACGTAAAATACTCAGGCACATGGAGACCAAATATGAAATTAATCGAAGCACTTAAGAAATCAAAAGATTTATTGAAAAAAGCTGACGATATTAAGATGAAAATCACGCAGCACTGCTGTGATTTGGACTGCGAGACGGCCCTTTACACTGACCAAAAAGCCCAAGTAAGCTCGTGGTTACAGGCCCATCACGACCTCTTAAAAGAGATCTCCAATCTCAACTATAGAATCCTCAAAACAAACGTCATGACCAAGGTATCCATCGAGATTGATGGCAAACACATTGAAAAGTCTATTTCTGAGTGGATCTTCCGCAGAAAAAAACTGTGTCTTGTAGAAGAAAGCGCTTGGAAATGCCTGGGCGATAGAGGCCTGAGAGAGGGAGTAATGAATCAATCCACTGGCGCGCAGATCCAAGTCAAGCTTCGTAGATACTATGATCCTAAAGAAAGGGACCACAAGGTTAGTGTATTTTCTAGCGAGCCTTCAGTAATCGACGCCAAACTAGAAATCGTTAACTGTATCACGGACCTTTTAGACTAAAAAATTAACCGACGCAGAGAGATAAAAAATTATAAATTATATGAATAGCTCAACTGGTTAGAGCACGACACTGTTAATGTTGGGGTTGTGGGTTCGATTCCTACTTCAAATGCCATAGACTGAAGGCTTAAGTTTTAAGACGTAAGTATAAAAGGCTTTTCAACAGTAAGGATGTAGGCACAAGAGAGCAAGGTTTAGGTAAACATCCTCTATGGGTTTCATGATTCCCTTGAGGCTTCCTTTTCGGGCGGTTTTATTTTATATGAAAGACAATACATTTCAGTGCGCGTACTGCCAGGAAATTTTCCCACAAGAAAGAGACATCCTTTGTGCCAGAGAGGAAGCTAAGTCGCTTTTCCCTGACGATGATTGGAAAGAAATGCCCCTAGTATGCGAACCATGTTTTATCAGAATAATGGACTTTAACGAACCAAACCTACGCAGATACGAGCCTTTTATTTCTTCTCAGGATCTACAGGCGTGACGCGAATATCCACGCCTTCTTTGCGCTTGATAACCTCTTCAGCGAGAGCATCGATCTCGTTGGATGGTTTTGAAGAACACCCTGCAAATAGCAAAGCCACCATTAAAAATACAAGATACATCATTGCATACCCCCCTGTTGCCCCTGCATCGCGCCTCCAAGCATCTTAGCAATGAAATCATTAGCCAACGATTGTTTGCGAGCATCTATTTTATCCATATCCTCATCTACGTCTTGCTCAATACTAATAGACTTAAGCTTACCCTCAGCTAACGAAGCCTCGATCTGGCCGTACTTGTCAATCACCTCAACAAGCTTGGCTAGAGCCTCTGTCTTATGCTTCATAGAAAGAGCCTTGTTTTGCTGAATTTCGCTCAAGCGCTCTTCAAATAGACCAATGTCCGCCTCAGCGCGACCATGTCTTTCTTTTGCAGTAGCGATGTTCGCAACAGCTTTAGAGTAAAGCTCTTTGACCTTAGCCTCTTCAAATACAGCCTGCACAGTCTGGATATGTTCCGCTTGCGCGGCCTGCATTTTCTCTTGGCCTTGTAGATACTCCATGGCCTCTGAGACGCCTGAGATATTCATATCCTTGACGATCATGCTTGGAGGGAATACCTCTCTTCCAAAGATCTGGTTCACTTCAAGTAGTTGCTGAGCCTGCATATTCTTCTGCGTGGCAGTATTTAAGCCTTCAGCAACGATCACCTGATACTTAGCAAAGATCTTAGAGAAGAAGTGCTCTGTTGGCTCTTCACCGATGAGAAGCCCAACTTTAGCCTCATTCCAGTTATTTAAAGTGATGTCCAACAGCAGCTTGCCTAAGAGTTTCAAGGAATAATCCCACTGATCGAAGTACTTTTGGAGGATCATTAGGTTAGCGCCCTGCTTCAAGAGCATGGTGAGACCTGACAACTGCTTTTGATCATCCCCAGTCCAAGACTCCATGTTGACCCCAGAGGTCGAATAAATCAGCTGCATAAGGCGATCAGCTAGAGCGAAATCCGATTCAGGCACAGCGTTAGGTTGAATCTTTTCAAAGTCGGTCATCTCGTAACCTTCGTTGATGATCACATCCCAACCCTGACCCGACTTCTTGAGATTATCTTCGTTAGCAACAGCGCCGACTTTACGCTTATAGCCGGAGTTAATCGTCGATTCTTTCTGGTCGTGTGAAATAATTATTTGACGGTTCATCAAGAACTGCGGATCGCGCATCGTCTTTACGAGTGATCTAACGCGAAGATCGTAATAATTGATATGAGGATCGTAATTCCAAAAAACAGGAATAAAGGGACAATTATCGAATCCAAGTGGATTATCTCCTTGAAACATCAACTGATCGTTCAAGACAGTTGCGAGTTTCCAGCAAGGAACCTCTACTTCAACCACTTCCATATCTGGAATGGCGTAAAGAATTTGATCAAGGTTAGCATTCTTCTCCGAAAAATCAAAGAACTGATTGCGCGTACGAGAGTAAAGGCGCTTTCTCTTTCTCTTCCACTTGTACCACACATAGCTCAAGACCATTAGATCATTACGAGCCATATTGTAGTTTTCTGGAAGGAAGTAAAAGCTTCCGTATCTCTGCGGCGTTCCCGCCATCGGAGCTATTTGCTCAAGCTTTCCTGGGAATCTGTTTTGAGCCTCTTGCTTGCTGATATACTCTTGGCACCATACAAACTGAGCGTCAGACATATCAGGATTACGGAAATAAGGATCGACAAGAAACGCATTATACTCCCAAATTTTTAGCTTAAGGTTTCCCTGAGCAGGGTCATCGCCAACATAGTCCAAGTAGGGTTGTAGTAGAACCATGCCAGAAACGGCGGAAAGCTCACAAGCCTTAGAAAATTGCTCATTAATCCCCTCTGTATTGCAAACATGTGTGATTAGCCTTGTGTATTGGTCTGTTGTATTCGGATCGGCTCCTTCCGAAGGCAAGTAGGTGATCGACTTTCGGTGCTGCCTTTGAAAGCCGCTGATCATATTAACCGGCTGCTGGATCAAATTGAAGTAGAAGTTTTGGTATGAGAACGATGGGGTGAAGTTAAAATACCTATTTATGAAGGTCTGCGAGCCCGCGTAAAATAAAGTATCGATGTTCGATTGGTTCCAGCGAGCTTGCTCGATAGGCTGGAAACGACTGTAGAGATTATCGAGCCACTGGCGAACGTTGCCCTGATTCGGTTCTAGCGCATTATTCCAGGGGGGGTAATAGAAGCTGATAGAGCACCTCGAGGTTGTGCTCTAATCGTAATAAAAACTTTATTTGATTGGAATCTCTTTATTGCCCTTCGGTCGTCCTACTTTCTTTCATTCCATCTTTCTATGCACTTTCTGCATGACATTCCCCGATCTTCTCCATCCAGGCTATAAGCCGCCGGGCCCCGGGTGCTGCACACTGCGCACCAACAATAAGTGTATTCCCACCCTTTGCAAACCTTTGATCTTCTTTTAGCAAGCATCACCCTTATATTTTTCCACCCACAAAAGGGGCACGGAAGGGGTTCCGTGATCTGATCATTCATATCATCCACTCCCCCCTATCCCCTTGAAATCAATGAAGCCCGCATCAATTAGCTTTTGCCTTACCGGGTATTTGCCGCCGTCCTGCTCGTAAAGCTTCAGCTTTTCGGTGAGGTTTTTTATTACGTCTGCTAGCTCTGCCTGACGTTCCAAATTCGGGGCATTTTTCCCTTCATTAAACCTATTCAATTCCAATTGGTGGGAACGTAAAAAACGAAGAGAGTGGCACACACACCAACATCCTCCAGATTCACAGGTAGAACATTCTCCGCTCCGGCATCTTCCAGTGCAACAAGCTCTGTACTTCATATCATCAACCTTAATTTAAAAAAGGGGCAATAAAATAAACCCCAAAAGCAGCTGCTTTCTTTCTTAAAATATCTATAGTCTTATCATGATCTTCCGAGGACAAAGCCCCGGCTTTGAAAAGAGTATGCGCGGCCAGCATCAACATATAAACATCATCTTCTAGAGTTCTTCGGGATCTTTCTTTCTCCCAACACTCCCTGGATCTTTCTTGGGACTTCTCGTAAAACTCCTCTAGGCCCTTAAGTCTTTCTAAAATCCTCTGAAGATCATCAATATTCATATCATCAACCTTCCTTGAGGAACCTTCTGCTGCAACTTTACAGCATTCACTTTGTGCGTGTAAATAGCATAGCGCATCGCGTCTAAAGCGTGGTCGTTTTTCTTAAGGGGCGCGTCCTCGCCCATCTTGGCCTTGCGCTCATCCCATACATAGCCTTCAATCTCACGGATTAAATTGACGCAAGTATTTAATACACCGAGGGTTCCTTCTGCCATTAAGGATGCACACACACGGATGCCCTCTAAGACATCGTTATCGGCGTCGATGACCGGGATGCCGGCCCTACGAAGCTCAAGCTTCATAGATGCAGCCGATGGGTCCATATAGACCTTGGCGCCATAGCCATCCAAGAAGTGCTGCATATCGCGTAAGAACTCAACGTTAGTCTTTTGGCGCTTCGTCTGCTCTACGTCCCAGTAGTATTCTTTCTCCACCCACATCTTCTTGCCCAGTTGATTAGATCTCCCAGTGGACACACCAATAAGAACACAAGCAAAAACGGAAGAACTGCCATAATCAATGCCAGCAATATAATAATCCGCGCAGCGATCAGCGCGAGACACCACATGCACCTTGCGATCAAAGAAGTCATAGATAGCCCCCTCGGCCATACACCATATGCCTAGGTAATTACGTTTATAAAACAACCCAGTTAAGTTATCTCGTAAGTTAGTCTTATAGTTTTCGTCAAGAAATATATTGTCATCCACAACCCAATGAAGAGCGTAATAAAGAGGGTTGCCGGCCTCTGCCTTGTCGATCCACTTTTTGATCTTATGATCAGGCTGCCTTGGGTTCATAGAGGCAAATAGCTTTGAGTGTGAGCGGGATAAGCGCGTGTCTAACATATCGATTACGTTATCGGGATAAAGAGTCATCTCATCGCAGTAGCATAGATCGATCGTAAGGCCCTGGATAATGCCTAATGCCCCCTCATCGCCAGCGCCCAAGCACTTGATGCTCTTAGCTCCGAATAAAAGAACATGCTCGCCTTTGCTCCAATTGCAAAGAGGCGCAAAGAATCTAAGCTCTTCCGAATCAAACAGAAGAGAGATGATGTTCCGATAAATTGTGCTTAGGGAATACCCAATGATGAAGATCGAGTTGCCCGGGCAGAACGTGGCTTCCTTGAGAAAGCGGAACAATGTGGCTACTGTTTTCCCTGATCTCACCGCCCCGTGCGCTAAATTGTATTTTGCGTTAGAGTTTTGAATGAATTCAACCTGCTTAGGGCTAAAAGGATCGGGCATGGAAAAAAATGTAACAGATAAAAAAAATATGAACAAGAGTTATACACTAGAATTCTTGAGCAAAGAGTTCGGCAAACACTCTGAGATCGTGGGAACAGACGAATTTTATGACGAGGACGAGTTCAACTTTGCCCTCGCTTTGAAAACAATCGTTGATGCTTTAGTGGAGTTACAGAATGAAAAACAGAGCCAAGTGTAAACTGTGCGGAGATATCATCGAAAGCTTCCACAGACACGACTATGTGCATTGCAAGTGCGGAGAAATCGCAGTTGATGGGGGAAGCTCTTATTTCAAGTGCTCAGCCATCAATTGGGAGAACTTCTTGAGAATCGATGATGAGGGAAACGAAATCGTTCCGTCGATCGTTGAATCAACTGACGATAAGATATTGGAGTGGGCTAAAGAGAAGCTAAAAGAGCCTGCAGAATTTGAAGCAAAAGACAGCGCTACTAGACAACATCTCGCAGCTATCGATGATATGATAGCAGCTATTGAGAGGCTTCCTGATCGTGCGATGTCTGATCCTGTAACGCACTACGATCTTTATGCTCTTCTTGTATTGATTCGGGTGATTTTGCTTGAGAAGGCGTGATGCGAGTGAAGAAGCTGACTAAAGCTTCTAGCTTTTCTACGTTGATGTGCTCTTTGTTCGGATCGGGCTTGTCCCAGCCGTATTTATTTCGCATAACCATCTGAAGAGATGCTGTGTTGGCTTCTTTATTCTTACCCTGCGCCGATTTGCCAACTATATCTTCCCAATGCGCATATCCCTTAGCCTGAGCAAATTCCCTGTGTATGGGTGGAAACTCTACAGGATCTTTTTCCATATAGCTTTCAATCGTTTTGAATACACATTTAAGGTCTCCCTCTTCAAACGTAAACGATTCTTTAACCTTTCCATCGGCTATCCAAGCGCAGTAGGCTTTGTAGGCTCTTTTTCTGATCTTAGGGTCTTTAAGCTTAACCCCATTTTGATTGCCTTTGGGTGCTCCTCCCATAATCACCACACATACTTAAATTTAACGATGACATCTGTCGGCTGGCCCTTAAACTTGCCGATAGTTTCTTCAACCATGCGCTTGAGTTCCGTATCCTCATGAGAAATAAAGAGTTCGGAGTTTTGTGGGTAGTGAAGATACTTTTGAGTGAGCGTTTGCTCTTCGTCTGAAACTTTAACTGAAACTTCGATTGGCGTCATATGTGCCTAAGATATAGTAAAGTAAATTATTTTGTACATAACTCAGTGCTTGGGGTGATGATGATATACATGGGATGTCTTGGTCACTGTCTCAATTAGTTCCATTTCAGACACTGTTGAGGAGCTGATATCTGATCTTTTCATGGACTTGGTTTTGGTGGCTTTTATGGGGGTGTCGATTTTCTCTTTTTTAGGGAAACAGCACCTCCAGTTGCAGGAATCAAAGGAGTCTATCTGTATCTTGACGGTAGGGAAAAGCATATATCCTCTTGAACCCATTTTTTTACATGGGCGAATAAAAATAAAGGGATTAAAAAAAGACATCGGGTATTGACTTAATGTTTACTATGTGTAATGATGCATATGCATAAAAAGAAAAGGTTTTATGGAAAAAGAAGAAAAAAACAAAAATGAAGTGTTATGGGAAGAATTTCTCTCATTGGTAGAGAAAAATAAAGACAAGTTCACAATTCCTGACTTTGCAGGAAAAATGTTAGTGTTCGTGTTCAAAATGATGTATGACACCGCCCCAAGTAGAGAAGTGGTGAAGGAAATCGCTGAACATGCGATGAATGCTGCCTATGATTGGCATGAGGAAGGGGTGTAATGAACTCAATGGGTAATTTTAATACCGATCTCTATGACGATCTTGAGATGAATGTGGAAGAGTCTAGGGCGTTTCTGGCAGAAATAAGCAGTCACATAAAAAGATTAGAGTCTATCCTAAAAAGGGGGGCCCTTATATCGGAGGTTTTTTTTCAGGTAGAAAGAGATCTTCAAGTGGGATGGTCGACGGATAAACAGAGGCTGATCGCGGTGGTAGATGGAAAGTTAGAAAGGCCTCTCATTGAAATGCCTCTTCGATATCGTCTAGCCTCTTTTAGAAGGTGGGGAGAAATCCTGAGGTTCTTTTCAACAGAAATACAAAAGAAAAATAGTGAGGAATCATGAACATCGATAAATTTCAATCCTGGTATGATCAACTCGAGCCTTCTGATATGCGCGAATTGTATGCGGACGAGAAGGGAAATGGGGAAGATGTAGACCTTGAAGAGTTCGAAGCCGATTGATCCGGTCTTAGAAAGATACAAGCAGCTTTGGGAAGAGGATGCTCGCAGAAAGCGTTTCTTCCTAAAGATTAATCAAAGCTGGCTGGCCAGGACATCTGGATACAAGAAAAGTTGTAACAGTCTTGAGTATCAAAGAAGGGTTAAATCTGGGTACCCAAAGGCCTCTTGGATAGAGTTTAGCGACGACTCGGAATTTAGTTGAATAAGCTATCGGACATCGTGTGAGGGTTTGGTCCTGAGTCGAATTCTCTTAAGAGTTCAAGACATTTGCTATTGAACTCGCGTCCCTTATGATCACCGAAGGAAAAATAAGGCTTGTAGATTGCTTTGCCGTCTACTTCACCATCTTTGAATTGGGGGGACTGAATATATTTCCCTCCCTTCTTGTTTTGCACTAATTTGAGATTGTGCCAGGTGCAGTCGATGGCGGGGATGTGCACGTCGAAGAGGGCCAGCGCATAAGATCCTTGCGGTTGGCGCCTGTAGTTAAGTATTTTCATCCATCCTCATTAAATGAGCCGCAGAGAAAGAATCGCACTTTCATGGGGGGTTTCGTCGCCCTATGATTCCTCTCCTTTCGAGAGAGTTTCGGTTTCGTTTTATCCCTTCCCGAGCCTTGGCACAGGCGCGCCTACCTATTCAGCAATCTTCGGCACTTGAATGTTAACTCTAATTCCTCTTAGGTTTCAAGTGAGATGCTATCATCCCCACTTATCATCTGCATCGACAAGAGGCGTTTTTATAAGACCATTTTGCCTCATATGATTTAGAATATCAGATAGTTCAGTATTGAACAAGACAGCGTTTTGGTGAAAAGAAATCCAATAAGAGTGTCTGGCAGCTGTCCCATAAACGAATAGACAACAAAGTGGGATTTGGTTCTTTTTCTGCAATTCCACTTTGACATCTTCTTTAAAAAACAAGCCCCATAATTTTTTGCTTGAGTAAAGAAAATTTTTTCCAGAATCTGGATGAGGCTTGCCTTCGTTTTGACGCTCTTCGGGAAGTTCATAATCATTCATTTCACCCTCAAGCTAAACCAGTTAACCAAAATACTCTCAAAAGTTTCTGGAGGCAAATCTAAAGAGGTTGAGTCTCCGTTTTGCCTTTGGACTGACTTGGCATGAACGATTAAAAGGTGTTCCTGGCCCTTCTTGGCCAAGAGATTTTTAATTTTGAAGGCAAATTCCCGGTTTATCTCAATCCTGGAGCCTTCGGTCTCGACAGGTTTCATTTTCAAAGAGATCTTATCGAAGTTCCTCCGCAAGGAATCGGCGGACTGCATTGTTTTGGCCCAGAAGGGGTCTATTTCGGTCGCAAACCTTAAGACGAGTCTTATGTCCTCCCAAGCGCGATGATCGATCCTGTGGCAAATCTCGATGGTTCTTGCCCATTCCTCGATGTTAGGTGCTTTGTGGTTCGGATGAATCTTGTGAACGTGCTTCCAAATGGCCTCCGCTATTTCATAAGCTTCTGAAGGAAGTTCTTTTTTTTCTTTAGAAGAAACACTGTCTGTCGTCTCACCGACAGGGGGGACAAGAGAGATATAGGTCTTTTTATTAGGTCTTTTATATATAGGTGTAGGTTGTTCGTTTTCGCCACTCCTGGTTGGCGTTTTTCGCCACTCCAGTTTGCTCGAATCGCCATCCTTGTTTGTACGAAACAGCCATTCTGTAATCTTTTCTTTAAAAAGGAAGAAATGCCTTTTAGCTGGTAAGCCCATTTGCTTGGAATCGATAAAACCTAATTTTTTGAGCGCTTCAATGGCTGAGTCTTGTTGTCTTCTACTAAGACTGGTTCTCTCTTCAGCAGTTTCTATGGTTAGATAAAACCATCCATTTTTCAGCATTTCATTAGATTCGAAGTAGGCGTGCTTGTCTACTATTTCGCTTAAGAATACAGCCGTTTCTAACCCTATTTCTTGAGCTAGCTTGCGATTCACACAGAAGTAATTATTGGCGTTTAAGAGATCAAATAGGTTCATAGGTTCCTTGTGATTGGAACCTCGAGAGAGCCCTTGACTTATGTCAACTATTTCTTTAGAGTTGATTTTAAGTTGCTATGCTTTACAATAGTCAATGTTCAGTAGAATAGAACACTGTTTTCTTAGTAAAACTCTAGCCTCGGGCTTCTCTCCCGAGGTTCTTTTATTTATAGGTTCGATCTTAATCCCCTTAAACTAAAAAGTCTAATCAAGAATTTATTTGAGTGGTTCTCAAAACAATCCTTCATATATGTTTGTCTTGATGAAAGAAGAAATGTCCCCTGACTACGTAGCTGATCTTAAAGACCTTGTGTGTGAACTGGATCGATGGGTTACCAGAAAGTCTAAAAGGTGGAATCATACCCAACTCAGTGTTTTGTTGATGCAGTCTGGTATGAAAATTGCATTTGAAACTACAGAGACGCCGGATGAGGCAGTTGATATGATCTTGTTTTGTCTAAATCGTTTTGAATGGTATGATTGACGTCCGACATGGAGAGTCAAATGCATCACGATTTATATCAAGAAACTCTTGAAAAAAAGATTACACGCCTAGAGAAATGGATCACGAGGCTTCAAAGAGAAATGTGGTTTCTAAAAGAAACGTATGTTAGAACTAACCCAAGAGATTCTTTGAAAGTTAGGAAAAAAGTTGAACAACTCACCTTCTTTGGCACTTGAATTGATAATTTGGGGCCTCCCTCTTCCCTGGAAAGCGCCTTATGTAGGGACGCGAGGGGCTTTTTCTCCAAGAACAAAGGTAATGAACGATTTTAAAGAGATCCTAAGAGGTCAGTATAAAGGACCAATCCTTGAGACTCCGCTCATTTGCGATATGTTTTTCTACATGCCAATCCCTAAATCAGCTTCCAAAAAAAAACAAGATCTTATGATTATGGGGGCGTTGAGACCAACGTCTACTCCCGATATAGACAATTTGAGAAAACTGGGAAGCGACGTCTTGCAAGGAGTGGTCATCAAAAATGATTCGCAGATCGTGGAAGGATGGACGTCGAAAGAATATTCCCTTAACCCAAGAACAATTATCCGTCTGAAGGAGTACATATGCCATTAAAAAAAGGAAAGTCGAAGAGCGTAATAGGACAGAACATCAAGGAAATGGAGTCTAGCGGCCATCCTAGAAATCAATCAATTGCCGCAGCTTTGAATGAGGCCCGAAAGTCAGGTGCCAAGATGCCTAAGAAGAAATAGCCACGATCGATAGCCAGCTTCTGAATGTGGCACACTGCATCTTCAAATTATAATGATCTTTTTTATACACGCAGAGGTTGCCATCTTTGTCAGTGTTCCAGAAGTGACCTTGTACTTTTATATCCCCTTGATCTGTCATTATACTAAATGTCTTGATAGGTATAGGCTCTAATTTGATAGCTTTAGCTGCCATAATCATCCTTCATCTGCTCAAAGGAGTGAATGAATCCTTCAGAGAGCTTTACGATTTTGTCAAAAGTTTTTTTGATTGGGTTTTGCCTACCCCTTCTATACGCATGAATAGTGATCCGTGAAACACCTAATACCTCTGCTAGTTCTGAGTTGGTGATATGACATTCATCGATCCATTTTTTCAAACTCAGGGTCTTTAAGTCGATAAATCCTGGTTTAGTGAGTTGACTTAAAATAAAGTTTTGGTTTTTTATGTGCTGTAAAAGCTGCTTCACTGTTTTTTTCTTCATGTTTACACGCGTGTATTGACTTAATGTTTACACTAAGATATCATGATTATCGTATTAACTACAAGGAGACACACATGGAAAACATGAGTCAAGATATTTCTAAGTTAGCAGAGGCACTTTCTAAGATGCAAGGGATGACACCGCCAGTTGCAAAAGGAAAGACTGCGGGAGGAGGAAAGTTTACCTATTCGTACGCGGATTTATCTGCAATCTGGGAGGCGATCAGGGCCCCTTTAGACAAAAACGGACTATCTGTTACGCAGGTTTATTCCCAAGAACAGGATGCTCTCAAGCTCATCACAATCTTAATGCACAACTCAGGTCAATGGATCAGAAGTGTTTTGAACGTGAATACTAAGGACATCGATATCCAAAAGATTGGTAGCGCGATGACTTATAACCGTAGATACGCTCTTTCCGCTATTTTGGGCATTAGCACAGAGGATGATGATGATGGGGAATCTGTTAAGGACGCTCCAAGACAAGAAACCGCACAAGTGCAGTACATTTCTTCCATCACAGCATCTCATATAGAAGATCATATCAGAAAAAATATCACTCCATACGATCAGGAATGGAGAGGAAGAGCTCTAAGACATTATGGCGTGGATCGTTTTGATCTTGTTCCTTTATCAGAGCAAGAAAAGATTCAACAAAGAATGGTTCAGCGTTCTAATGAATTAGTTAAGAAATAAAAAAGGCGCCCTTTAATCCGGGGCGCCTTCCAAGGATAAAAGAAGCAATACTCATGAACAAATTCAATATTATAGAAGTGGAACAAGGAACGCAAGAGTGGCTAGATTTTAGGAAAGGAAAGATCGGCTCATCGGACGTCTCCGCCATCATGGGAGTCAGCCCATTTGAAACTAAGCTTCAGTGCTGGGAAAGAATGATGAGAGGGACCTCGAAAGAGAAAACCCATGCGATGCAAAGAGGATCAGATCTAGAATCTAAGGCTAGAGAGATTTTGAATCGTATGACGGGAAGGGACTATCAGCCAAAAGTTCTTCAGAGCTTGGCTCATCCTGATCTCATCGCTTCACTGGATGGTTTCTGGGTAGATGAAAACGGAGATTTATATATAGCTGAGATCAAATGTCCCGGCAAAAGAGATCATGCTACTGCGATGAAAGGTGAAATCCCCGAGCATTATGTCGCGCAGGTAGCCCACCAATGGGATCTTTCTGGCGCTTGTCATGTCGTTTACTTCTCTTGGGATGGAGTTTCTGAAGATGGAGTGATCGTAGAATATGAAAAGGACCAAGATTATGCTGACAATATGTTTCATGAGGTTTTGTCGTTCTTTGCCTCTATGATCGATTTTAGTCCGCCAGAGGCTACCATCAGGGACTGGACCCATATAATCGATTTAAGCCTATCCTTAAAGGCAAAGGAAGCATTTGAGGTGGGAGAGCAGATTAAGGCGTTGGAAAGAAAGTACAAATCGTTGAAAGATGAGATCATAGGCAAGTGCCCGCATGAAAGATCGATCATCTCAGGTATCCCCGGAGAAGAATACAAGCTTAAAAAAGTGAAAAAGCTTGGAAATCTGGACTACAAAAAGATGATGGAGGATTATGGTATAACCAATCAAGAAGCATACCGTAAGACACCAATCGAGCAATGGTTTTTGAGCCAATAGCTACTTTTTCTTCTTCATCATGGCCTTGTCGCACTTCTCGATCTTCTTATCGCGAGGTTTATCCTTCTTGACAAGGTCATCCATCATCTTATCTATTTTTTTTTTATCTTTGAGGATGATTTTGTCCATTATTTTTTCTTCTTATGTTCTTTTTTCATCATCATCTCTTTTTTGTCGTGATGCTCTTTTTTATGCTTTTCTTCGTGATGGTGTTTTTCTTTTTTCATTTCATGTTCTTTCTTGTGTTTCATAAAAACTCCTAAATAAAAATTACTGAGAGATTCCGTATAGTGTAAATTTACCTGAAAACGACGATCCCGAATGAACCCGAATAGCATTCACACTAGTATCGGGAGAAGCTCCAAAATAATCGGTAAGGGTCGCAACCCCCCCCGGTGTAGTCACAAAACTGCCATGCACTACACATTGCGCGCCGCTCGTCACATTAAAAAGATAATAAAGGCCACCAACAGTCAAAGGAATAGAGTCCGTCTGAATTGGACTACAAACATATCCTGTAGATGAATAAGAAGACCCGTTATTGGTAGATGTTTGCAAACCTAGAGCTGAGC